CCGCGATCCACGATTGGCCCCACTGGGTTGCTAAACAGCGTTGTACCCTCTTGCGCAATGCGCTCTTCCGCGCTCTGCCCTAGATCCGCGATTGCCTGACGTATGGCTGGTATTTGAGCTTTGACGGCCTTAGCCCCTGCTTTGGTTAGCGGATATGCCTCAGCAGCTGACAAGGCCATAAACAGCATACCTGTGCCAATGCCAATCTTATCATCTGCCTGAATGCTGCGATTTAGCTGATCTCCAATCTCCTCAATGCCAAATGCTAACCCAACTGGCGTAAAGTCTATAATCCCAACGCCGCTGTCAAAGATGCCTGTCCCGCCGCTTGTGTCAACTTGACCCATAACAAGATCAGCAATTTGATTTGCTTGCTGCGCGGGGACACCAATTGCTGACAGTACATCTACTGTGCCTCTGTTCCAGTCGTCACGCATAAACATTCTTGACGGCGTAGCAATGGCAGCATCGCCGCCCTCACGTAACATGCGCAGCTGCTCACCCTCACGCAGTGGCTCGGTACGTCCAGTCTTCTCTTGCTCAACAGGCATAACGCCAGCGGCTTCTACTTCTTGCGCAGTAAATCCTGCGGCCTCAAAATCAGCTACATCAAACGGCATGTCCATGCCTTGCAGTTCTCTTGAGTATTGGCGCACTTGATCTTCTCTTGAAATGTCTTCTTCGCCAATCTTTACATAACCGCCAGTTGACAAACTCGCCAGCACATCATTGCGGCGTGTTCTTGAGTTAAAGCTTAGCTTTTTATTTTTAAGCAACGAAACAGGCGGTGGGTTTGATGCAATCAGCTCAGCCTCTGCATACTTGTCCATTTCTTCGTCTGTATCTATTTGAACAAGATCAGCCATTAGTACACAAATCCTTTGTCAAAAAACTCTCGTTTTAAGTTTCCTCTAATTCTTGCGTAATTAGCATTTTGAGCGTTTTGATCTGCAACATTTGTAAACCAATCCTGCAAATCTGCCAGTGGATCTTCATAGCTCAAATCCAATCCAACACCGCCGTATAGCGAATTGTATTGGTCAATTGTCCCTATGTAGTCAGAACGCATCATCTGCTCAAAGACTACGCTTTCTTCTTCAATTAGTTTGTTTGCCAGTTCAACTAATTGAGATTTTGTTAAAGGAACATCTGATGTTAAAACCGCTTCGTCTAGTCCAGAAACCACACTGTAGTACGCAGCTTTTGCGGCTTTGCCAAAATCTGGATCAAGAGCAGTTGTTTCATCATATTGGAATTTTGATTTAGCAAGACGCTTTACAGCTGCTAGAGTGTCGTTCTCTGTTGTATCTATTGAGTTCATAAAGAACTTAAAGTCTTCTCTCGTTAAATCGTATTTTGCGTAATTTACTTGATCAACAGTTAGCTCACCTTTTTGCTTATAAGCAAACAATTCGTTATAGACAGTTTGTCTTGTCTGAGACGCGTATGGAGCCATAGATGCATTCTCATTATCCAGCTTATCAAACAAGCTTTCTGTTTCTGGTGTTAGCTCGTTGTACATTGTTAAGTATTGTCTTAACGCTAATCGAATAGATGCGCCTGATACGTTTTGCTCATCTATCATTTCAATGGTTACGTCTTTTGCAATGCCTGGAACAAAATCTGTAAGCTCTTTAATGTCGTAAGTTTCAGTGCTTTCAAAGTAAGCATACCGATTTTTTACAGCTGTAATTTGTCTCTTAACAGCCTCTTCATTGCGCTTTTCAGCATCATCACGAAGCTTTGCGAATTTGTTTGCATCCGTTAGAGCGGATGAAAGAATATCAATCGCGTCATCGCGTGGAATATTTGACAGAGCAAATAAAACGTAATCACCGCCAGGAATTTCTGGCAGCATATCATCTGTAATCTCTGCGCCAGCTGCAATTAAATCTTGGATTTCCAACGCCTCTAGCAGATTTCCCGCAAACGACGGATCTGAGCCTACATATGCAGATGTAATGTTTTTGGCGATTTGCTTGCGCATTGCCAAGTTAACCTTGCTAACACCTTCTGCGTTGTATCTGCCTTTTGCCACGCCGCTATTTAAATCAGCCGAAATCCCCGCAATTGATAGCTGGTATTCTTTTATCATTGCTGCTGGATCACTTAATCCAACTTGCGAAAGCTTTTGCACAAGGCGCTCTTGGCGGCGGGCCATTGTTGCTTGATCCATCTTTTCAATGCGATCATCAATTTGACCTTTGAGCTGGAACCGAGCAGATAGCTCCATTTGGTTGAAGCGCTCTAAGAACTTACTGCGCGTAAATCTGTCACTGCCGATCTTATCAAGCACGCTGTCGCGTAGCTCACCTGTTTGCTGATCCCAAAGCTTATCACCACCGAAAACATTTGACGGCCTGCTTGTTTTGGACAGATCGTCAGCAGACATGCGAATGCCTTCTTCAGCTTCTAGCAAGCCTTGGCTAAGCAATAAGTCTTGCTCACTGTCGTAGCGCATCTTTGCATACTGCCCAACCTCACTAAGGGCCGTGCTAATGACCTTACCTTCCTGCTGAGCTTGCTGGATGAATGGCCTTGGATCTTTACGCGCAGTAATAGAACGGCCTGGGGTGGCTGTCGTTAATGATGCTTGCGCTCTGTAAACTGGTATTCTCATTGACCCAATCCGTTACTATGCAATTCCAAACCCGCCTGTTTGGTAGCCTATTCGTGCCGCCTGGCCGATACCACTAATCAAGCTTGCTCTACCCTGCGCCCGCAACGCCCCAGCAGTCGCACCGCCTTCCATGCGTGTAAGCTGCGCAGTCAAGAACGCATCTTGCTGCGCGTCTGCAATCTGCATGCGCGTGATGCTGTCGTTAAACCTATTAACTGCCATGTCATATTCAAACTCGCGTGCGTTCTGACGCAGCCTGCGCATTGGTGTACCTTGCGCAATGTCAAAACCAGAAAACGCATAGTTGGCGACAACTGCGCCCTGTTGCTCAGCAAACCTAAACCGATCTACTTTTGCCCTAAGTATAGCATTGGCATCCAGTATTTTTTCTTGACGCTGCAAAAGAATAACATCGCGCTCAATCAAGTCGGCGTTAAAGTTTGCCGCTTCTTGTGCTGCGGCAGCTGCCTTTTTACTTGCTTTCTTTTCTGAAACACCGCCAGCTATAGAAGATACCGCGCTTACTCCTGCAAGAACTCCTGTTACTCCCATTACACTAACCTCTTAGAAAAAATGCTTTCTATATGAGAAAAACCTAAGCGCTCTAACAAAATATCAAAAGGTTTATGACGCTTAGAGTTTACAATCATAATTGTTGCACCTTGATCTTTTATTTCTTTCTCTGCGTATTTAATCAAACGCCAAGCAGTAAAGCCTTTTCTATACTTGGGGTTGACGTAAATAATGTCATTATACGCAAAAATGTGATCTTTGTAATGCAAATGTGGGGTTGCTATTACAACAAAGTACCCAACAAGCCTGTCTTCATCTCTTGCCGTAAATATTTTTAGTATGCCAAGATCTTCATATTTTTGGTATAGATCCCAATCTGGGTTGAAATCTATAATATCTTTATTTAACGCAATCTCTTCATAATGAGATAAAAGCAGTGGCAACGCCTCTGCTTTCACATCATTTAGAATTTCTTGAGCATACTTAATCATTTGTCAAACGTGTTGAGGCGAGGATAGATCGCCAAGATTGTCATAGGTAGTGGCTGTGTTTGCTGCGCATATATCTTTGCATCATCATCAAAACCACCGGGGAACTCGATTTCTTTGTCTCCTGTGAATAATGGCACAGCTTCGTCCATATTCATAGAGCTATCGCGGAAGAAGATACGGTCTACATTGCTTTCCTCAGTACCAACCTCAATACCAATTGTCTCATGCAAACGCAGAGTAACCGCGTGAATACGCTTGGGCTTACCTTGAGATGTACCATCTACAGACCCAGCCTCTAGGCGCAACGTCTGCATTTTGCTTATAAAGCCAAACCCAATCGCGCCAGATGTAATGTCAAAGTCAGTTGTAATCCCGCCGCTAGATACATCTTTGTCAGGGTGGGTAGCACCATTTGCCAAGATCGTAACCGTTTCGCCCTCTAAGTGCTGCAAACCTGATATAGCGCTTGTTGCGCTGCCAGAGTAAGAAAGCCCACTGTCAACAAAGAATGCGCCAGTGCTACCCTCACCAAAGTCAAATGTCTTTAAAACTTCAACGTATCTTTTTGTGGTACTATTAATAGTACGCTTCACAATCATATAAAGCTCATCTTCACCGCTGTCTGTCGGCAAGCTGATAATACTTTCTACAACAGCCTGACCACTATCAAACGTGCCGCCAATGATATGCTTGTGCCAAGCAACAACGTCCTCTTCGCGGCGATAGGTAAGGCCCAGAAGTGTGCCATCGTTACGCAGCGCCCACACAATGCTCTCAGGCTCTTGCTGATACGCAAACTGTGTGATCGTACCCTCTGTTAGGTGTTCAGCCAGAATTGTAATATCTGGCGCAGCATATCCGCCAGTGTTGATCTCACCTTGGTACTGAAACTCTCTGACCTTACGTCCGCCACGCTGAATAAACAGCGTCAAGTCCGCTACCTGCACAGGCTCATCGTTTGTGCAGCCATAGTTAGAATACTTACGGATAACGGTAGTAGAAGGCGTTACGGGGCCGTTGTTGGTGGTTGACAGTACATACTCACCACCAGATGTCCCAACGATGAGAATACGCGTAGCAGATAGGTAACGAATAGCGTTTACCTTACTGGATGCAATCGTATAGATTAGCGCATCATCATCTGCCGCGCTGCCTACACTGAAATTCTCATAATCAAAGTTTTTAGAGAACCAAAGAGATTGTGGATTGTTTGCTGTCGCGGCAAAGACCAAACGCTGCTCAAAGAAGGTAACGACAGACGGATTATTGTCTGCGCCCCACAGTGCAGGCACGCTTGGCTGTATTTCTTTTGCCGTGCCGCCTGATGTGTAAGTCGTAAAGTTTGTTGTGTCGATGTAATTGTCATCAATGTCTTTGAGCGTAAACGTATTAGAAGTCACTCCCGCAACCTTGTAATACTTGTTGTTTAGCTCTGTCATTCCCCCAACATCTTCAATCAGAACGATCTCATCATTAGACAATCCATGTGAGCTACTTGTGATAACTCCAGGGTTTGCCTTCGTAATCGCAGTGATGTTCTTAGCGGTTTGAGGTTCGCCAAGATAAATCGGCGTTAGCGCCCAAGCATTGTGATCTGTTCTGGCTAGTGTGCGCACCTGATAGCTTGGATGCACCAAGTACATAATATCCGCAGATTGAGCAAAGCGGATGTCATCTAGGTTTGCAGTCGTATACGGCGTTGTAATCTCAAAAATTTTATCAACACTGATGTTTGCATCATACGCAGTAAAATCTGTCGTATCTATGTCATTGCCAAACAAATCTTGCAGCGTAAACGTATTCGTCGTTGCGTTTGCAATGATATAGTTTCGTGCTTTTAGCTCGGTCATTGCAGAGCTATCGTTATACAGATAAACCTCGTCACCATTGCTAAGACCGTGCGCATTGCTTGTCAAAACGCCTGGATCAGCAAGAGTAATCGCAGTGACAGTCTTTTCGTCATCTTCTAAAACTTGCAAGCCATTACGGAAAACGCGCATATACTGGTTGCCAAACTCTAGCGCATACGTGTCAGAAGTTTTAAACTCAAACGGAATAAGTCTAGTTTTAGCAGAGCTGTCCTTCACCTCACCAAGATACTCTGTGCCCGGACGGCGCGTCACGCCGCCGTGTGGCTGCACAATCATGTTGGTTAGCTCAGATAGACCCTCACGATACTTTTCGATGCTCACGCGGCCTTCTAGGCGCGGAGAGATCTCACCAGCTGTGAAAGTGCTGAGTGCTGGAGCAGATCTAGCCATTTAGAACCTCGCTTCAATAAAGTCACTTGCTTCGAGCTTCTGGGGCGCACCCTCAGTGCCGTCAGTAAATCGCGCCTCTTTTATCTTGTCGTCATACATCGCAGCAGTGATCTGCACCATTGATGTAGATCCAGTGATGGCATAACAAATTTCCATTGCCAGCCGAGCAGACAACGCCTCAATCAACCCCACATCATATTCTTGTGGGTCAGTGACCCGCGCTACATACTTAATCTTTGCCGTGCCTTCGTCAGTCAAAAGCTTTCGCCCCTCAATGACAAACACAGGGCCGCCAGTGTTGCTAAACATATTGTCTTGCGGATAAGACATAGATCCGTTGCTAAACTCTAAAACCCGCAGGCAATACGGATTAGTCGGCAACGCATATTGATAAACATAACCAAACTCAGGCGTTTCTGTCTCTTGCGCAAGCTCAGCCCGGCGCAGCAAACAATTCCAAGGATGTGATCGGAAGACGTAATCACGAACAGCGCTGTATCTTTGGTTGATCAGCCTGGCTGGTTTACTGTTTTCGTCTAAAGAGACAATGTTTGTTGCGCCCAGTGTATTCAGTGCATAGTTCGCAATATCAACTTGTGATGTCATAAACCTGTCTCCGTAAGTGGGAAGGGGCGGCGTACCGCCCCAACTCGTTTAGTCTACCACATACATGATGGTCAGCTCAATGGTGCCAGTGCCAGCTGCACCGCCCATTGTTACTGTGATTGCCACGCCATCCTCGTTTGTGTCTGTCTCTGTGCCTGAGCCTAGAGCTAGAGTAGCAAGAATGTCGTTCTTTGCCGCTGATGTTGACGCAGCTGCCGCTTTGTAAGCCGCCGCAGACGCAGACACAGCTGTACCAGCCGCGTTTGTGTGTGCTGCATAACCTACAGACAATGTTGTTGATGCACCTAGCGCGTCATGCGCAAGAGTACCTGTCAACAAACGAGCGCCATCAGGCAAGACAAACATCTCAATAACGTCACCAGACGCTAGTGCAGATGCCTCGTATGTGCCATGAGCTACGCGGATACGTCCACTAAGCTCATTTGCTTTATTCATCACGGCTGGTGTAGCGCGTGAGTTTGTACGTTGTGCTGAATATACAGTAGCCATTTTCTAGTCTCCTTCTTATTCGCTACACGCGATTTCGACGACTTTGGCCTCTTCCATACGTGTCGCACCTACTGATTGACAGTAGTAAACTTGCGTTGCGTATGATTTGTCTGCACGTTCATCAATGCGTGCCGCAGGCTCTTTGCCGATTGCACACTTGATACCGTCTCCAGCAAACGCGATAACCTGGCGGTCACCTGATCCGTCTGTTGTTAGACGGTTGCTTACGTGGAACTGGAAGCCAACGAATGTATTGATTTCACCCATCGCCAACGCTTTTACAGTGTTGTAGTCGCTAGATGTTACAGTCGTGTTGTTCAACAAGTCAGAGATTTGCTTTGGCGCACAAACGATGTGACGAGCGATTGACGGATCAACGTTGCCCTCGTCCAAGATTTGCTTTGCCTCAACCAACTTCGCAATTGTCAAACCAGATGATGCAACTGCAATTTTCTGACCTGATGGAAGTGTTGTTGATGTTGAGCCATCTTTACCTGTGTACGCTGTACCTAGAGCAGCAGCAATGATGACATCATCCATTGCGCGACCCATAGCAGCAGCAGCAGCACGGCTGTATGTTGATGTCGGATCTGCAAGCAAACGCACTTTATCTTGATCGTCAATCAAGTCTGCGTACTCGTAATCAGACATAGTAACCATGCGGCGTGAATGTGGTGTATCCACAATCGGTGTGTCCGCGTGGCGTGATGTGCGTAGGACAGCAGCCGCTGAACCCACTTGGTCAAAGAAAGCTTTCTCGCCATTCACGCTTTCCACATCAACTGCGTTACGCAGCAACGACCCCATTTGTTGCGACAGCAACTGGACGTTTGCGGAAAACTGATTGACAAAAGCTGTAGTAATTTGAGTAGACATTCCGTCATCTCCTACTTTTGTTCAGTTTTAAGGTTACTGCGCTTGGTTGTCCCTTGCGGGGCCGTGCTACTGCTTAGGGCAGCTACTCCGCTTGTGTACAAGCTTAACGCGGGCCTTGTGGTTATCCGCTACAAGTATTCTCGAAGTCGCAAAACCTCTTCGACAATTCTATCCTTGTTAGGATGAGTTTTATCCCAATATGGGCTATTTGGCAATGTTAATTCATCAATCTGCCTCTGAGCCTCTTGAGGTGTCATGATCATTTCAGTCGGCTCACCCACCAATTTGTCCTCGCCAATCTGCTCTCCAAGAGTAGCAAACATGCGCACAACATCAGGATGATCGCCAAGCAAACGCCCATCAGCCAGCTCAATTTCGTCAAACAGTTCAGTGCCGCCCAAAAACGTCCGAGCTGCACTTTGCGCCAACTGTAGCTTCTGCTCAAACGCACGCCCAAACTCTTGCTGCAACTCAGCAATGCTTTGCTCTTGTGCGCCCTGTATTTTGCTTTCTTCTGCCGCTCTAGCCGCCGCAGTCTGATCGCCGTAGTATTCCATGATAGCGTTTGCCTGCTGATTTGTTAAGCCAGCCTCATAGGCACGCTGTTTAAACCCGATGATTACTTCGTCACCAACGCCATCAATACCTTGCAACTCATAAGCGCCAGCCTCAGTCGGTGCGCCTAATCTTGTATACACTTCGCGCCACTCATCAGGCGTTGCGTGCTTCCCAGGTATCGCAACCTTGTCTGCGCCAATCATACGCTGCGCATGCACATAACTCTTTGCCAGTGACCCTGGGTCAGTAAAGTTGCGCAAGCTCGGCTCATTGCGCAAATCGTCTGGTAAACTTTCTAAAAAGCTGGCTGGAGCCGCCTCTGCTGCCACAGCTTCTTGAGATCCTGTATCTTGGATTGCCTCGTCGCTCATCGTTTTTCCTTCTCTTCGGACAACATCCTGACGATCAGCAGCACAGCTGCGCGTTGCCCTTCATTAAATGCAGTTTCATAAGGATCGCCAGAAAATGTGGTTGCCTCAAAACCAAATCTAGTCTTGAGATCACTAAGCACCTTACCGCCGTCTTCCGTATTAAACGTGCGGCGGTAGGCTAACTTTAGCTCTTCTATCTGCTTCATATCAGACCAGCCTCGCTGGCTGCCTCAATAACAGGAACAGCCTCACTCGCCGTCTGCACCAGCTGCTGCTGCTCAGCCTGCTGCTGCGCCTGAGCTTGCTGCTCGGCCTGCTGACGGCGCATGCGGTTCACTTCGTCTTGGCTCTTAATCACACGCGCAGGCATACCAGTTACCTCAACGAGATACTGCACAAGCTTATCGTCATCCAAGTAATCCATGACAGGCGCAACCTGACTAACTTGCAGCATGATCTCAAAACCACGCAGCATAGACTGCAAGTCAGTTAGCTTCTGCGCCTTGGCAAGAGGCGAAACATACTCTATGTCAATGTCCTGACCTTGAAGCTCCTCGGGCGGTGCTGGGAGAAGGCCCGCCCGAAGGAGCAATGCAAAGGAACGAGAAATAAGCGGTTGGAGCAGTTCTGCTTGAAGACGACCAAGGACAGGCCCAAGCAGTCGCATTTTCTCTTCATTCCTCTGCAATACTTCTGTTGCTGTCATTGTTTGGCTTTGCCCCAACAACAGCTGATCAACATAAAACGCCTGACGGATCGCATTACGGCGCTGCTCTTCCATATTCAGCCCTAATGGATTGTTTGCGCCAATGTTTAACGGCTCCAAACGATCACGCGTCCCAGAACGATAAAAGTTTAACGACCCCGGCGTTGTTCTAATCGGCAAAACAAATCCATCGTCTGGTGCCATCAAAGGCGGGTCAATCTGCTTCTGCGCAGCCTTGATTGTCGTCTCCGACATTTTGTTAAGCATCTTAACATCAGGCAGGGCAGTCATGGCAGGCGCACGCCCATAATTGCTTACGCTATCCTTGACAAAGCGCGGCACCATAAAGGGAAACTCATCAAAGCCACCCTCTGAGAGCAACGCTAAGCCGTCTGCAAGGTAGTAAACGGATGCGACAGGCTTGTCCTTAGCCAGTGGCCCTCTCGCCTCTCCACGCGGGAATACAGCGTGTATGACCTCATGTTCTTTGTAAGGATCGTTTTTAACGTCCTTCTCAACAACAGCAGGCATCTTATCTTCGCCGAACTGCATCGCAATCGCACGCGCAGACAGCTTAAACTTACGATACACTGTATCAACACGACCGTTTGGGTCTTCGCTAATGCAAATCTCTGCAATGTGACGAGACGCAAACCGCAGCCCATCGCCTTCGCTGTCTACATAAAACGCAGCTGTGCCAAATACCACCAAGTCATAATACAGCTCATGAATCTCTTGCTGGAAGTTTGAGCGATTAAAATGCTGATACATTTGATCCATGCACAGCTCTAACCACTCATTCGCAGCATCATCACGCTGCAAGCCAGGATCACGATACCGCATCGAAAACCAAGGCGTGCTTGGCGATGTCAACATGCCATGCAGTGACGATGCCAACAACTCTACCGCATGAATAGCAGTCCCATCATAAATAAGCTCTGTGCGCTTGTCACCCTGAGTACGCTTCTTAACAATATCTGCCTTACGTGGCAGCATGTAATCCGCAAGCTCTTGCCAATGCTTTTCCCAGTTAGAACGCTGAGATTGTAAAGTGCGATAACGACGATCTAGCTGCGAAACTATTGGACTAACTTGTGCCATTACTTTTTCCCATATCCACTCATTATACTCGGCTTGCGTAGCTTCAAGCCCTCCATCGAACCGCCCATCGTGCGGCCCGCCATTCTCTGGCTCAACCGCTCTATTGGATCAACCGTAGCAACGCCTGTCATCTGAGCAGGCTGTGACGCATCGCGCCCCATAATCCCAGATATATTAGACGGTTTCTTTTTAATCAGCATAGCTTACCCCGCTAACAGCGAACGACGACGACGAAGGCTTCTATCTTCTTCTTCAACTTCTCCACCGCCAAGCAACCCCTGCGGCCCAGTTAAGATAGACGCGCGGCGGCCCTTTGTATAATACTCAACCGCCTTATCTTCAGCAGGCCCGACAGACTTAGCAGCCGCAGCCTCTTTCGCACCGCCAGCCGCAGATCCAGTTGCAACAGTTACAGGCGCAGGCGCAGGCGCAGGCGCAGG